TCTTGCGCAGCATCCTGGTGGCAAAGGTATGGCGCAGATCGTGAAACCGGAAGTTGTCGATCCCAGCGTCCAGCAGGGCCTTACGCCAGACGGTGCCGAATACACCTCCGCTGGCGACGATCTGGATCCGCTCTGCCGAGTGGCCGTCGACGCGTGTGAACACGTAGCGACGGCTTTCCATGACATTCGACTTGGGCAGGGCGGATAGCAGCGCCGCAAGCTCGCTATTGATCGGAAAGATCATCAGCTCGTCCCCCTTGAGCCGGAACATGATCTCGCGGTTGGGCATGTCGACATCGCGCCACAGCAGGCCGGTGATCGTGCTGATCCGCGCGCCAGTCATCAGCGCAAACGCGACCATCGGGTGAAACTCTTGGGGCAGGGCGGCGAATAGCCTGGTCTGCTCGTCTGTGGTCAGCTCGCGCACGCGTTCCCGAGGCTCTTTCGTTTCGGCTGATTTCAGATCGATGTCGGGGATCTCGGTTTTGTAGACCTTGCCCATATGCCTCAGCGCGCGGCCCAACATTTGCAGGTGACGGTTCACGGTGCTGTTGGCGCAGGTGGCGCGATGCTTGGCGGCATACTGGATGATATCCGCATCGGTCAGTTTGGAGATCCGCTTCCTTCCGTCCATGTGGGAGAGGATGACGCGCGCTTGGCTCTTGGTGGTGCCCTCTGAAGGGCGTCCGGCGATCTTATCGTTGATGTAGGTGCCAAGGGCCTCGGATAGCGTGTAATCGGACCCTCTGGCGGCGTTGCGTTTGGCGTTGGCTCGAATGTCTGCCTCTACCGCTTTCGCGGCTTCGAAATCCTCCGTCCCGCAAGATCCTCGAAGGCGATGACCCCCGACGACGATGTCGTATTGATAGACGCGGGTTTTCTTGGTTCGAAATGGCATTGTGTCTGGGCCTCGATGTAATCCTGCAGGTCGTCAGCGCGGTACCGGATCGCACCTCTAGCGACCTTCACATACTTTAGCCCGCGACGGCGGCACTCTTGCAAGGTCTTTGTGCAGACCCCCAAGAGGTCCGCAGCGTCCGTGGGCTTGAGCAGTGGTTGTGTCATTTGTGAATTCCCTGGGAAGAATTCTCGTTCCGCCCTGATTGGAGGCCGCGCTTAAGGTTTTGTTCGATGCCACTGCAAAGGCCGCCACTAACAGCGAAGCTGTTAATGATCAGGTAAACGTGGGTGCTCATGAGCCCGACATCTCCTGCTGATCCCGCTCCGCAATCTCGCGGCGGATTTCCTCTTCCTGCTCGGGGGTAAGGCGGTGGTCGTCGTCGGATGTCGCCTCAAAGGGGTCATCGCTCAGATCATTGTCTGCCTCAGCGTCCGCTTCCTTCGCCATGCGCTGACAATCATCGATGATCGTTTTGACCAGAGGTCGGACATCAGGGTTTGCCTGCCACCATTCGGTAAAGGCTTTGGTCCCCTTGCGAGCTTCGGCGCGGGCAGCATCAAGTGTCTCTTTGTCTTTCTGACGATCCCCTTGGCTCATAGCCCAGTCAGCCATTGCGCGGCCCGTATCTTTCCCCATTGGGCGACGAACGTCCAACAGTCCTTTGAATTGGTCAGCCACCTTGATCTGATGAACGGGGCAGCCCGGGGCCGATGGGTCGAGTATGATCATCGTTGTCATTTCGAACATCAGATCGCCGTCGCTGGCTGGATCCCACGGCACATCTGCGCGCCGCGTCTTGGTCGCGCGGGCATTGGTTTCTTTCCAGCCGGTCTTGGCCGACTTCTCCTGCATGACGGGCTTCGCTCGGGTGCAGATGATGATGTTGCACTTGGCGCGCACGATGCGGTCGATCAAGCGGCGATACCGCGGCTTGACCTCGGCCCATGCAAGCTGGCTGCGCTGGTTCTTCTTGCTATCGTCACCGCCCGTCAGCCGGTCCAGAACTTGGGCCTGCAGATCGAGCACCCCGCCAACGCCTTCCCAAGCGTGAGAAAAGGAATCCAAGATCACAACGGGCAGCTTGGCCTCTTCGGCGGCGTCAATCACCTGAATCCAGCGCTCGGGTCCGAAGCCGACCATATTGCCGTCATCGTCTACGGCTTTCATGTCGTAGTGAACCATCTGAGGGAACGCGGCCTTGTAGTGCAGGGCGCGACGGTTCTCGGTGTCGACATACCCAATAGGGGCATCGGCCTTGCCGGTGACGCGCTCAGCGATGCCGACAGCCATCAGCAGTGCGGTGTAGGTCTTGCCGGTGCCTGATCCGCCTGACAGGCCGATTGCCAGCGTCAGCGGGTCGTTGAGTTCGGAAACGGGGGTGAATCTGATCATGCCCATCGGGTCATTCTCCTGCGTGTCTGAAGGGTTCGGGGGATTGCCACTGCCGCGCCATCTCAAGCACGTCTTTGCCGGTTCGGCTCTTGTGGTCGAGTTCGACGCTTTCGCGCTCAAGCCAACGGGTGTGGAAGAATTCGGGGAGTTCGATGCGGTGAACGCCCAAGGGGTAGCCTGGCCAATCATCGACGCTGAGGCAGTTCGCCCACATTGCGCGGGCCCGGGCGATCTTCTTGCGGGCCATCATCATGGAATCCGGTCCGACCTCGATAACGGCAACCTCGTAAGGAGCGTCCTTCTCCTGGAAGATGAAGCGGAACAGCCGATCTTCGCCGGTCGCACCTTTCCATGTGTCGAGATAGTGCGCAGCCTGAACGTCGTAGCCGTAGTTCATCACTGCCCGCATGGCGGCGTCTGGGCTGGCGTCGGTGGTGGTTTTGAAGTCGTAAAGGGGTTGGCGCGCATCGCCGGGGGCGTTGTCGACCATGGCGCGGCACCACACACCGTCAAGCTGGGCGAGGGCGGCCACCTCAGAGTGAGCCGGATCCAAATCGATATTTAGTGCGGTCAGCTTTTCCGAGATTTTGGCCCGCATGGCCTCGATCTGCAAAACCTCCTCGGATTTCAGCGGTGTCAGGCCAGCTTCGCGCGCAGCCTCGATGAATTCCTTTGCAGCCTTGGTTGATGCCGCCCCATTACTGGCGAGGATATCGTCAGGGATGGCGCAGAAATCAGAGCCAGCGCCGAGGGTGGCCCGGTGGGCAGCGCGACCAATATCGAACGTCTTGCTATCCTTTGGCTCCCAGTCAGGGTTCAGGCGGGGTGAGGCCGTCCAAGCATGCAGCGGCGACTGCGCAAGCATGATCTTGGCGATGGTGCTGGACAGGGACGGGGCTGGTGCCGGATCGGCGTGATAGACGTCAGCGTCAAGTTGATAGATGCCGGATTGGAGTGGGGTTTGGGGGATCATATCCGAACCTCCACGTGACCGATCTGGCCAGTCATGATGGCATCCGCGATCAGCGCAGCTGTGGCCTCATCGGTGAAGCCGTTCATGCTGGTGGCAATGTCGTCGCGGATCCGCTTGCGGTGAGCCTGATCGGCCTCGCGTTTGGCGCGGGCCTGTGCCGCTTGGCGCTGTTCCTCGGCGATCCGGTCGCGTTCACGCTGGGCTGCGGCTATTTCGCGGGCCCTTGCGTCAGCGATTTCGTTGGCATAACGCTCTTCTGCCGCCTTGCGGTCGGCTTCTGCCTTGGCTTCGGCATCCTTCCGTGCCTGATCAGCGGCTGCAGCACGATCTCGCTCTGCCTGTTCCCGACGTGCGGCTTCAGCTTTCTCCGCTTCGGCCCGACGGGCTTCGGCTTGTTCAGCCTCAATCCGGTCGGCCTCAGCTTTCTCGGCGGCGAGGCGATCGCCTTCGCGGCGCTCCGCTTCTTCAGCGTCCTTCTTGGCGCGGGCTTCGGATTCTGCACGCAGACGGGCTAGTTCTGCAGCATCCGCCTCTCGCTGTTCAGCTGCAGTGAGCAGGCCGCGATAGTAGTTCAGCGCCTGCTCGTGCTTTGCCGCGGCGATAGGCTGGAATTCATCCCACTCTTTGCCAACGGAAACATTTTCAATGTCATGCAAAATGTGTCGAACCTGCTCTGAGGTCGAGCTTGCGTCTGCGCGGTTCAGATCAAAGCGGTCAAGCGCCTGCTTATGCTGCGCGACACGTGCTTCCTCGGCAGCATCCCAATCCTCAACGGGCTTCTTGATCTCATCGCGAAGAGCGGCGAGCCGATCCTCAGCCTGCTTTCGGCCGGCATTTACCGCGGCAATCTCTTTTCGCTGCGCCTCAGTTAGTGCTTTGCCCTGCCGATCAAGCTCGGCCTTCTTGCTGCTGACCGTGTTGGCCAGCGAGCGGAGAGCCTTTCGACCCTTGGCTGTGCTTAGGTCGTGGGTTAGCGCCTCTGCTCGGGCAGCCGCTTCCAGCTTTGCGATGATCGGATCTAGGGCGTTCTCGCCCTTGAACAGTCCGATCAGGTCAGTCTGTGAGGGCAGGGCGAGCGCAGTGCCTGTTTCCATGGGGGATTGGTCGTTCATGCAGATGTCCTTTCGGGGGGATGCAAAGGGGATGGCTGATCAATCAACTGGTCAGTTTCGCCACACATGCGGCGCAAAACACTTCGGTCTTCAGGTGCTACGTTGGGATCGCGCATCGCGGCCTTGCAGACGGCGTAGATGTCGCTGTTGAGCTTGCGCAGGGCCGTTGCGTAATCCATCAGCACGCCCCGCAGTTTGTGACGCGATTCAGTTGGCGCGCGATTTCATTATTCGCTCCGGCGGTTGCCAGATGCGCAAAGGCAAGCGCGGCAAAGAACGCCACAACCAAGATGATTTTGCGCCGTGCCGCGCGGCGGCGGGCTTGCGCTTTTGTCGGCGGGTGGCCCCATGTGCTGTAGTGTTTCATTGCGGGGTCTCCTCGTGGAATTCTGCGCTGTGTTCGGCATCGCGGATGGCCTTGCGCTCTATCCGGTCGGCCTCGAATTTCAGGTCGTTCATGTATTGGGCATCGGTCTTGATGCGGCGAAGACTGGCGAGTAGGCGGCGGATCACAGCTCGGCCTCCCGCTCGGCGCGCTCATTATCGTCACGGGTCTGTGCTGCTTGCTGGGCCGGGCTCGCGGTCTGGCACTTTTCACACCAATGATCGCCGTCGTTGTCGGTCGCAGCATCGTCGAGCCACAGGGCAACGTCGCAGCCAGCGCACTGAACGTGCGCATCTGTGCAGCCATTGCAGCAGGGACCGAGATAGCGGGCCTTCATCGCGTCGTTGTGGGCGTCCCAGTATCCGGACACGTCCATGTCGGAGCGGAACAGGGTATCGTCATTGCAGCAGGCGCATGTGCAGCAACCGTCGATCGGCAGCATGTGGCGCGAGATTAGGGCGGCGTTGATAATGCTGTGGGCGGTCATTGGCTCACCCTCGTCATGCTCACTATTTCGGAATCTTCGATCTCATCGAAGCCAGCCAACGCCTCTGCCAGCTCAATTGCTTCTTCCTTCGTGGATGCCTCGACAGTGAAGTATTCCGTCTCAATTGCTGGCTCGTAGGTTCCAGAGACCTCAACTTTGACCTTGAAGACAGATTTGCCGCCCATGACGCGGGCGTCGTCCCAATTTCCGGAATTGCGCAGCGCCTTTTCAGCGTTTCCGGCATATGGGGCGTTCGCCAGCTCATGCAGATTAATTGTCATTGGCTCTCTCCGTTGCAGGGTGGTGCGTTGGAGATAGATGTGCATTAATGCATCTTCTTAGTCAATGCATAAATGCATATTATATGCATTTACTCTGCAAGGCAGCAGAATCGTGAGTTACCAAACCCCTGAAAATATAGTGTTGGCGCAAAGAAAAACCCGCCGGAGCGGGTTGGGGGGCAATGCTGAAAGTTCGAGAAATCTTTGAAACGATCCCGGGCTTTGGCATGACCTAACGGATCAGACGACGCACATGGCTTCTGTTCGGGGCCATTCCGCTGGCGTGGTCAAATACTATTGAGCGTTACTGATCCGGCTGACTATCACGGCGATCAAGGATAATCACTTGCGGCTGTTCAGCCGATCGAGCGGCTGTGATAGCGTCGGAGAGCGTCCGGTTCAGTTCCATCAGGTTCTGATTAATCTCACCGGGCAATGCGTTGACACGATTACCTAAGTCATCGACTTTGGAGCCAAGCTCGCGAAACTGAGATTGCGTATCCAGCATCATGCTGAGCAACAATCCCATCGCACCAAGAAGCAAAGTGGAGACGACCGCAACCGACGCGACGATGGCGGTCTGCCCGCCCTCTAGTCTTGCAATGCGTTCACCGAAATTCACTTCGTCTCTTCCTGTGCCGTAACCATCTCCATCTTCAAGATATGGTGAGCTAGGATGGTCTGGCAAGGGGCGACCCCTCTGCTCTGCTTGCTCTGCAAAGTTTATTGGCTCTGATGGCCGCTGCGGCTCTTTAAACTTTGAATTTGCCATCATCATCCCAGACTAAGTTTGATGCCGACTTTATCGCATCATCAAGATTTTTAGAGTGAAGCTTGACGTTATTCTCAAAATCTTGCCTTCCCGCGATTAATTTTGAGGATGCTGCTTTGTCTCGGCTGAACGCCTTCTGCATATCCTCGAGAACCGACAATTGAGCTACATTCGACAATTCAAATGACATGCTACCGGCAGCGGTCAGGCCGTTTATAAGATATCCGATCGCCGCTCTGAGTTCGGCAATGTCTTGAGATTGCTTTTCAACAATCGCTTGCAATTCTTTGTTGGTTTTCACGTCTTCACCCATCACACCCGCCGCACCAGATGCAGCCGGACGCAGGCGGAAAGGGTCGGCGTCATGGCTGCTTTGCCCCAACCCAAATAACACGTCCAACCACTTCGATCTCGTCTACGGCATACTCTTCAGGGGAGTGCAGCGACGTGTTGTCAGAGATCAACATAATAGTTTGCTTGCCCGGCCCCCATTGAAGGCGTTTCACTTTCAGCAGGCCGTCATGCCGTAGAACAAACATGCCGTCATAAGCGATATTCTTTTTGGTCGTGTCGACCATGACGATATCGTCGTGGTGCAATGTCGGGACCATTGACCCGCCAGTTACGCTAATGATCGCCAGGTTCGCCGGGTTTGTCGTCGTGATGTGGCGCAGGTAATCGGGCGGGAATGATAGCTTGCTTGCGATTGCCTCATACTCATCAACCAAGACACCGTCACCAGCTGCGGCTTGGACGTCATACACGTTGACCATTTGGCGCTCAGTTGACGGCTGACTTTCGGCGTCGACGATCTCAACCGAAGATGAGCTTTCTCCTGAAGCGAACGGCCCCCAAGGTATACCCGTGGCTCGCTCAACTGCATCGAGAGTGCTCTGCTTAACCTGAAACTTATAGTCGCGGGCATTTACTGGGCGGGTCAGGGTTGTGCTCGATAGATTTGCATCCACAGCAATAGCCGACAGCTTTCGCCCGGTCTGCTTTTCAACATGCTTAAGATATTCAATCGACCAATTCGCCATGCCATGCAGAGTATCAATGCATATATGCATAGTCATGCTGCATTCCTGCATTGACAGGTGATCTGCACAAATGCATAAAGACTGCACAAAAGCAGAAGGCGTGCAGATTTATGCTTCAACCCGATGATATCCCGAAGATGGAAGAGGCGCTTGCAGAGCGCGGAATTCCAGTAGCGGAGCTGTGCCGCCAGGCTGGCATTGCTGAAACGACATGGGGGCGGTGGAAGCGCGATAAGTTCAAACCCTCCTTTCGGGCTTGGAATGGAGCAACCTCTGCATACCAAAATCTGATGCAGGACGCTGCTTCCAGCGCCGCCTGATGTCACCACAACCATTTTCAAAAACACTCGTTCCATTCTTGGAACCTGCGCTGGCTCGCCCCGTGCAGCAAGAAAACAGGGTTTCTCATGCGTAAGGTTTACGAAGGCGCTGCGATCCGGTCGCTTTATCGCCAGCTGGTGGAAGACTTCGGTGGCTTTGATGCGGCTGCGGCGTTCCTCGGTCACTCAAAGGGCACGATTTCCAAACAGTGCTCTGGCGATGCTGCGATCGGCTGCGACAGTTACGGCCAGCTTGAAGATGCTGTGGGTCGTTGGCCGATCACGCTGCTCATGTCCGGACGTCTCAAGGATACCGACAGGGCTGGGCAGATCAGCAAGCAAGCTGATCAAGCGCTGCGTGAGGCTTCTGACTTAGCTCCTGCGATTTTTGCGCTGCTCATAAATGGTGATGCTGACCCGTTGCGGAAAGAGGGGCCCGAGTTGCAGGCCGCGCTGGCAGCGTTGTTGCGGTCGGTTGATGCGGGAAGTGACGCGTGATGACCCAGAACACCAGCAGTGCTGTGATGCAGCGTCGATCAGAGCCACATAACAGCCTAGATGATTTCCCCACCCCGCCTTGGGCAACCCGAGCGCTCTGCAATTGGCTGGTATCATCCGGATACAATCTCAAAGCGATGAATTGTCGCGAGCCTGCCGCGAATAGAGGGCACATGGTTAAGCCACTCTCGGAATGCTTTGCTGAGGTGATTGCGTCTGATATTTTTGACTACGGCGAAGGGTATCCGGTTCAGGACTATCTCTTTGAAAAGCCCGTATACCCGTACCATTGGACGATCACAAATCCACCATTTCGGCTTGCCCAGCAGTTCATTGATCAAGCGCGAAGCAGCAGCCGTCACGGCGTTGCTATGATCGTTCGAAGCGCGTTCCTAGAGGGTATTAGTCGGTACCGCGATCTGTTCAGTATCGCCCCACCGACGAATATTCTGCAATTCTCAGAACGTGTGGTGATGCACAAAGGCAAGCTCAGCGCCAAAGGGAGCACTGCGACGGCTTACTGCTGGCTGGTTTGGGACAACGGGGGCTTGCAAGGCCACACAAGGTTTGACTGGATACCGCCCTGCCGGAAACGCCTTGAGCGTCCCTCTGATTATCCCTCCGAGGTGGCGGCATGACGACCCGAGCAAATGACTTCATAGTTTGGCGCGCCGGCAATTCTGTTCAATGGGACTGCACCGTTGCCGAAATCTCCGACGAGACGGGGCTCTCAATCCCGAAAGTACGATCAATCTTGAAGCGCCGAAGCTGGGTGTGCCTCGCCGATAACCGCAACATGGACCCTTATGCATACCTCCATCTGGGCAACCAGCATGGACAGGGTAGGGCGCTGCACAATCAAAGGGGCGATGTATGACTTTTCGCACAATTGACGTAGCGGGGTTTGATGCCTGTCAACTTGCCGAGCAGCCCGCGCCGATGCTGCAATGGGTGCAGATCGATGATCTGGTGATTGATGGCGCGTACCAACGAGATCTCGGACGACAGAACCTGACCGCGATCCGCAAGATCGCGTCAGATTTCCGATGGTCAAGGTTTGCTCCAGTTCTAGTAGCACCCGTCGACGGTGGCAGGTTCGCGATCATCGACGGTCAGCACCGGACCCATGCCGCGAAGATTTGTGGTATCAAGTCGGTGCCCGCCATGATCGTGCAAATCGACCCCGCAGAACAGGCGAGCGCGTTTGCGTTCGTTAACTCTGCGACCACCAAGATCACGCCTCACCACATCTATAAAGCAGGACTTGCGGCGAAGGAGTCATGGGCTGTGGAAATGAAGACGGCCGTCGAGGCTGGCGGGTGTGATCTGCGCATGTCGAACGCATCCACTGCGCACAAAAAGCCGGGGCAAATTTACTGTATCGGCTTGATCAGGGATATCGAAAAACGCGGATATCTCAGAGCGTTGACGGCTGTTCTTAAAGGGCTGGTTGAATACGACACTTCCGGCCGCGTGCCGCTCTACTCTGACTTCATCATCAGGCCAATGGTCTTCGCCTACGCTGAAAGCCAGGACTTTAAGACGCTCGATGTCGCGGCCTTCTTGCGCGAAAACGACCCCTTCAAGGTCATCAACTTTGTAGATCGGGCAATGGCTGACGAGCAGCTGCAGGGGTCGCGGCAGGTCAACTACCGCAATGCGTTCCGAGTGCAATTTCAGCAATTTCTAAAGGTGAGCTCATGAGCACCGCGCGTCGGGAAGGTGACACCATCGTCATCACCGTGCCGATCGAGGAGGCCCAGAGTCTTCGGGTCGCGCTGCAACCTTGTCTGTGCCGTCACACAAAGAGCGAAGCCACAGCAAAGATCCGCGCCAGGTTCGTGCGCGGGATTGGGATGGCGATGGACCATCGAAAACCGAAGGCCACTGCCGAGTAGCTGCGCTTCAGGAATTTTTAGAAAGGAGACGGTGATGTTGGATCAGCAGTATTACGATCTCGGCGAAGTGCGTTCAACGCCTGCCGTTGCACAAGATACGCAATCCAAACCCAAGCCTTTGACGGCAAAAGACTGGTTCAAGGTGATCGGGCCGAGGGTCGGTGACGCGATCAAGCCGTTCCAGTGCGGCGCGCCTTGGACGGCTTTTGCCAAGGATTGCGAGTTGCGCCGTCTCGCCAGACTGCAAGCCCGGATCGAACGCAAGCAGATGGCGCTGTCAGAGCTTAAAGCCGACCGTCGGCAGATAATGGTCCGTTGCGTTCGGCGTATGCGGCGTGAGCGGGGTTTGCAGTCGTGAGCGTGCGCATAATCGAACTACCTTGGCCGTCAAAGGATCTGACGCCGCACGCCAAGGGCAGCAAGTGGCCAAAGATACGCGCCACCAAGCAGGCTCGCGCTATGGCCCATGCTGTGGCGCTGGAAAAGCCCCGCATCAAGACCGTGCCGGATGCCGTCATATTCGTTGAATACTGGCCAAAGGCGCGCCGTGGTGACGTCCACAACATGCACGGGCGAATGAAAGCCTACATCGACGGAATTGCCGATGCCATGGGCTGCGATGATCGCGGTTTCCGTGTGGATTTTCCGTCTGTCTGGGCGGGGAAAGACCCCAAGGGCAAGGTGGTTTTCCGCGTTGTTGAGGGGGCAATATGAGCCAAGCTCCATCAATGCCGATGTATTGGGACGCCTATCTGGCAGACACCACGCACCTGACCACCGAGGAACACGGAGCCTACATGCTGTTGCTTGCGGCGATGTGGCGGCGCAATGGTTCCGTGCCTGACGACGATAAGGACAACGCACGAATACTCGGACTTACGGTCGCAAAATGGCGAAAGATCAAGGCGCGCCTTACGGCGACAATTTCAGGCTTTAGCGTTGAAGGCGGTGAAATTACACAAGAAAAGCTGCGAAAAACTTGGGAAAACACGCAAGAAAAAATCGTTAAGAACCGCGCAAATGGTGCAAAAGGTGGACGCCCCAAATCTAGCGGAAACAAGGACTTAGGGAAAGCGAACGGTTCCGTTTCGGTTAGCCCAATCGAAACCATACCAGAACCAGAACCAGAGCCATATATAGAAGAAGATAAATCTTCTTCTTCTCAAGAGGCGGAAGATTATCAGAGATATTTGAAGGCTCACCCGAGGCCTGTCGACAGCGATGCCGGCGAGGTGCTTTTTGCCGATCTGGTCGCAAGTGGTGTCGATCCTGAGCGTATCATCGCCGCAGCTCGATCGTACGCCGACACCGTCCGGAGCTGGTCGTCCGCGGGCAAGGTGCAGCAGTCCGACAATTTTCTCGATCCGGAGCGGGGCAAGTGGGAGGCCTACACGGTCAAAGCCATTGAGCGTCCGAGCGAAGAGGCCGTCTTGGCGTTCTATGCGGATGTGGTTCTCAGCAAGAAGCGGACTGCCCCGTCTACGGTCAACAGCGGCATGGCCGGAAAGCTCTTGGCGGCTGGTTTGGTGACCGAAGGCGACCTCAGGGCGGCAGGGGTGGCAGCATGAAACCGACCGTCCTCGAAATCGTCGCGTGTGCATCTGAAGCGTTTCGGGTTGATGCGTATCAGATACTGAATGGTGATCGCAGTGACCTGCACTGCCGCCCGCGATTTGCCGTCTGTCTGATCGCTCACGACCTCGGATACTCGCACCCGCAGATTGGCCGGACGCTTGGCGGACGTGACCACACGTCGATCATCAACGCCTGCAAGCGAGCGCGCGCATTCGCGGCAGAGGAGCCGGAATATCTGGATCTGATCGAGGAGATCAGGGCGGCCGCATGCCGTGACCGAATGCCATTTTTCAAATCGCAAAGGAGCAGTCCTGTATGAGAACCGAGCCACGCCCATTGAAGAAGCTGACGCGCGAGCACCTGGAGCCGCTTTGGTCGCGCCGGGATATCCCGATCGCGCGCATTGCGTCTGCTCTTGGGGTGACCCCTCAGGCTGTAAGCGTAAAGGCGAAATTATTAGGACTGCCACCCAGGCGGGGCAACAAAGAACCCATGAAAAGAACGGATGATGCCGAGTTTCGAAGCATGTGGCTCGCAGGGGTGAATTCGACGGAAATGGCGAAATTGTTTGGATATGCCGACGCTGCATCTGTGGTCCATCGGCGGATCAACTTGGGTCTGCCCGGAAGGAACAGAGGGGCAGGCGGGGGCACCAATGTTCGCTACGGTTGGTCCGAAACGATCAGTTTGGCGCAGTTCCGCGAGATGCAGTTTGCACGGGCGGTGCAGGGCATGGTCCGCAGCACTCAAACAAGGAAACCACAAAGGCAGGCTTTATGAAAAACTACACCAAAGGCGCAAAACTTCGGGCCAAAAAGGCAATGACACCGCTGGCTCGGTTGGCGGAAACACCTAAGCGTAAGTCACGGGGCTCAAAGCGCATGCAGGAAATCGCGAAAAATCCAGATGCCGAGCGTACAGTTCTTGAAGCCCGCGCGCGTCACTGCGGAATCGTTCCTGCCGACAGAACTCAAATGAGAGATCCAGCGCTCGGCGAGGCAGCGGGGAGGGCGATCTATGCGGCCCACTCCGGCGATCACGCCAAAAAGATGTGGGATGCCTATGCGGGACTGACCAGGGCAGAGGCAGTCTACATCAAGACAAATCTAGGTCTATCGATCCACGCCAAAACAGCGAAGGTCGAATACCTGATCGAGACCTTCGAGGCGAGGTCGGATCATAATCCGGATATGCGGGACGAGGATGAACGCGCCCGGGACGCATCAAATAAATGGATGCGCTGGCGTGGCTTTATCGGGCATCTCGGCGCGGACGACCAAAAAGCGATATTCGATGTTGCCTATGGCCGGATTGAACCGATGGACGCTGGATCATTGACCACCCAAGGCAGCCGGTTCGTTGCCGCAATCGAGAGGTTGGCTGATGTCGTGAATGAGCGTTGACGAATAGGACTGGAACGCGTTAGTATATTGCGAAGCAAGTTATGTTCAGAGCCGCCGGGGAAACCTGAGCGGCTTTTTTCGTTTGCAGCCACCCGACCCCTCCTTCCGAACCGCTCCACTCCCGCAGCGGTTAAGCCTGCATTGCGACAGTCAACGCATCGGGCGTCGGGTTTCATTTGGTAAGATGCGAAATGCAGGACGGGGGATAGGAGAACAGCATGTCTGCGCGTGAGTTGACCCCAAAGCAGGAAGCCTTCGCGCTCGCATACTTCGAGACCAGAAACGGTGGTGAAGCATATCGCCGCGCCTACGATGTCGCCGAAAAGACGACCGACAACTGGATCTATGTCGAGGCATGGCAGCTTCTCAGCAACCCAAAGATTGCCCAAAGGCTTGAACAGCTCGAAGCCGAGGCGGTCCAGCTTTCAATCTACACCCGCCACAAGGCGATGGAGGAACTGGAGGAGGCCCGGACGGCTGCTTTCAAGCTCGGCCAGGCATCCGCAATGGTTGGTGCGACTTCGGCGAAGATCAAACTGTTGGGCCTCGACAAACCAAGTCGTGTTGAGGTGACCAGCCCTGACGGCAGCATGACGCCAAAGTCTGCCATTACTCTCACCAACCTGTCGGACGAGGAGCTTGCACAGCTTGAACGCCTTACCGACAAAACGCGAAATTCAGATGGAGTGGGCGAAGCGGAATAGCCTGGGGTTCGCCCGATATTTCTTCCCCGCCCGCGAGGGCATGGACCTGATCGAAGGCCCGCACCATCGGGTGATCGGGGCCACGCTGGACCGGGTGCTGGCTGGAGAGATATCCCGCCTGATCATCACCCTGCCGCCAGGTTACACTAAGACTGAAATGGCGGTGGTCAATTTCATCGCCCGCGGCTTTGCGATCAACCCAGCATCGCGCTTCATCCATGCCACATTTTCAGACGATCTGGCACGCGAGAACAGCGACAAGATCAAGAGCTTGATCGAGCTGCCAGAGTTTGCAGAGATTCAACCGGTCACGATCAAGACGGACAGCCGCGCCAAGGATCGGTGGAAGACGAACGAGGGCGGCGGGATGCTGGCTAAAGCTGCCGGCGGGCCGATCACAGGTTTCCGCGCCGGATACATGGACAAAACGCGGTTCACCGGTGCGCTGGTGATCGATGACCCTCTAAAACCGGACGACGCATTTAGCCCGACGAAGCGGGCGGCGGTCAACAAGAGGGCAACCAACACGTTTCGCAGTCGGATTGCACATGAGGATGTTCCCATCGTTGTGATCATGCAGCGCCTTCATGGCGACGACTTCGCAGGTCATTTGCTGACAGGCGGGACGGGGGAGATCTGGGATCATCTGGATCTACCGGTGATGATTGAGCGTGGGGTGGAATACCCAAAGGAATGGACGCATGGCAGGCCAGTGCCGCACGATCTTCCAGATGGTCCGCTGTGGGCTCACAAGCACTCGGCGGCGCAGATCGAGGTCCTGAAGCACGACGCCTACACCTTTGCCAGTCAGTACATGCAGCGGCCCGTCAGCATCGAGGGCGCGTTGTTCGATATGGCTGGCTTCGAATGGTGGACGGAACTTCCCGAATTCGAGTGGACATGTATGTTCGCCGACACAGCAATGAAAACCGGCGAGCGGAACGATTTCTCGGTGATACAGCATTGGGGAAAAGCAAAGCGCGGCGTCTATTTGATCGACCAGATACGCGGCAAGTGGGAAGCCCCGGACCTTGAGCGTAACACGTTGGCGTTTTGGACCAAGGTGAAGGGTGAGGGGTATCGCCCCAGAAATCTGCGAGTTGAGGATAAGGCCTCAGGTACGGGGCTGATCCAGTCTATCCGGAGGCAAGGCGGTATACCCATCTCAGGCATTAAGCGCGAGAAAGACAAATACACACGCGGCTTGGATACAGCGCCTTGGATCGTCAACGGTCAAGTTTGGCTGCCCAAGGATGCGTCATTCACGCCATCACTGCGACACGAACTACAGATTTTTGACGGCATGGGTACTGGTCACGATGACCAGGTTGATCCGTTAATGGACGCGATTTCCGAAATGCTAAACAAAAACACCTTCAACCTTGCGGGGATGGCATCTTGAGCATTTTTACACCCATCGCCGATGGCCTGCAAAGCCTTGCCACACGACTGGGGACATCCAGCGACAAAGCCGCGACGGTTAGCTACGCGGTCAATATGCTGGATGATCAGCAGCTCGAAGCCGCATTCCGCACGTCTTGGATCATGCGCAAGGTTGTCACCATCCCTGCGATGGACGCTGTACGAAAATGGCGCGAGTGGAGCGGTGAGGGTGCAAAGGAAATCGAGGGGCTGGAAGACGCTTTTCGGGTCCGCTCCAAGATAAACGAAGCAAAGTGGAAAGGCCGGCTATACGGCGGCGCGGCAATCCTGATCGGGACGGGACGGGAGGATCTGAACCAACCCCTCGACCCACGCAAAACCCGCAAGGGTGATCTGCGCTATCTCACGGTTATCACGCGCAAGGACATTATCGCCGGACTGGCGGACATCGACCCTCGCAGCCCGCGCTATGGCTTACCCATCGACTATCAGTTCAGCACCAACCGCGGCGAAGTTTTGCGGGTTCATCCCAGCCGCCTTGTCGAATTTCACGGCGAACCGTTGCCTAGCCAATTCATCGCGGGATCGGGCCAATATGGCTGGGGTGACAGCGTTCTGCAGTCGGTTTACACGGCCTGCCAACACCTCGACATGACGATGGCTAACGTCGCTTCGCTGGTGTTCGACGCCAAGACTGACATTATCAAGATTGAGGGGCTTTCCGACAATATCACGGACCCGAAATACGAAGAAATGCTGTTCAAGCGGTTCGCCACGGCGCGTCTTCTCAAGGGCAACAACGGCACGCTGATCCTCGACAAGGACGAGGAGTACGAAAGCAAGTCATTCTCGTTCAGCGGACTGTCTGATATCGCAGACCGCTTCATGCAGGTCGCATCCGGGGCGGCTGATATCCCGATGACACGCCTGCTAGGTACATCACCGGGCGGGCTGAACAGCACCGGCGAAAGCGATCTGAATAACTATTACGATCGAGTGCAGGCTATGCAGACGCTGGAAATCGAACCGGCGATGAGCGTTCTCGATGAGGTGCTGATCCGGTCTGCGATTGGTGACTGGCCAGCGAAGACGACATACGAGTGGCGTCCGCTTAAGCAGATGACCGAAACCCAGGTCAGCGAAATCCGCAATAAGGACGCGGACACGCTGAGCAAGCTGGCAACGGCTGCGATCTACGGTGACGACGAAATCGCCGCCGCTGGTGCGCAGATGTTCCGCGAGACGGGCATCGACGCGCTGACGATTGCCGATGACGGCATGGGCGATGATGACGATGATGGTATTGTCACGACAGATGCAGCACCCCGGACCCTGTATGTTCGTAGAGACGTTCTGAACGGTGCTGAAATCATTCGCTGGGCAAAGGCGCAGGGATTCAAGACCACACTGCCAGCGTCAGACTTGCACGTCACCATCGCTTTTAGCCGCGCAGATGTTGACTGGATGGATGTTGGCGAAAGCTGGCAGTCGAAAGTCGAGGTTGCACCCGGCGGCGCACGCATCATGGAGCAGTTTGGCAAGGCGCGCGTGGTGCTGTTCAACAGTGACGAACTTAAGTGGCGTCACGAGCGCATCAAAGAAGCTGGCGCAAGTTGGGACCATCCTGAGTATCAGCCCCACATCACGATCAGCTACGACCCAGAGGCTCCCGACATTTCGGACATCGAGCCATACCAAGGCCCGATCATTCTCGGCCCTGAGGTATTCCAAGAGGTCAAAGAAGATTGGGCAGACAATATCAAGGAAATCGAATGACCGAAATTCGCTTCACGGATGCCGTCGAAATCGGCAAGCCGCGCAAAACCCGTGATGGATACCTGACGGCCCGCGTAAAAGCGGCGCGCACGGGTATTCAGGATTACATGGGGTCTGAATTGGGCAAGCCCGACCTGAACCGCGTACGCGTTTACCGGCCCGCTGACGAGGTGTTCAATCTGGACAGCATGGGCAGCTTCAAAGGTAAGCCTATCACTGACGGACACCCGAAAGAGCGGGTCACGGCAGATAATCACACGGAACTGTCACGTGGTCACATTGCTGGCGTTGCGCGCGATGGTGAGGCCGTGGCGCTGGATGTGGCGATCACAGACGGCAGCACCGTGGCCTCCATCGAGGCAGGCGGACCGCGCGAGCTGTCTGTTGGCTATGTGACCAAACTGGACTGGACCCCCGGCATCGCGCCGGATGGCCAAGCCTATGACACTGTGCAGCGTTCAATTTTCGTGGACCACCTCGCCATCGTTCCAAACGGACGCGCTGGCCAAGAATTTCGCATCGGAGACGCTGCGGATTACTGGGGGGCATCGCCCCTCACCACCCCCACGAGCAACCCCAAGGAGGACACTATGTCTGATGCTCTTATCTCGGTGGTGCTTGGCGATAAGGCGGTCAACGTGCCCGCCGCCCAAGCACCCGCAATCGAAGCGTTCAAGGACGCCTCAGCAAAGACCCTGGCTGATACCATCAACACCAAGGACGCTGAAATCGCTGGCCTTAAAAAGCAGATCGAAACCAAGGACGGCGAAATCAAGGCCAAAGACAAAGCCTTGGCCGATGCCACCAGCCCTGCCGCGTTGCAGGATGCCGCCAAGTCGTATGCGAAGACGACCGAAGCGGGCAAGAAGGCGGGTCTTTCCGAGGATGAAATGTCCAAGATGGATGACGCCGCAATCCGCCGTGCCGTTGTTGCCAAGCACCTCGGCGATGCCGAAGCGAAAGCCATGACCGACGCGGCAATCGACGGCGCTTTTGCTTTTGCCGCCAAATCGGCACCAACCGTCACCAATGACCACATCCTCAAGGACGGCATCCGCACGCAAGTTTCGGATGGCGCATGGGGTTCGGTCGTCACCATGAAAAAGGAGGCCTGATCCATGGATATTCTCACAGAAGGCACCCGCAAGGCTGAGTTCCTTGTCTCTGAGGCCAATGACTGGCGTTCGCGCGATGCTGTCATCGTGACCGTCCCGGCCAATACCACGCTGGCATCCGGCACGATCCTTGGCAAGATAACCGCAACCGGCAAGTTCACTCGCCAGGACACGGCCGCCGTCGATGGATCACAAAGCCATGCGGCTTTGCTGTTTGAGCCGCTGGTCAACAACACTGCTGCCGCCGTCGATTATGACGTCACTGCTGTTGCGCGTGATGCTGAGGTCAACGGTGCCGATCTGACATATGAGGCCAGCGCTACCGCTGGTGAAATCACCGCCGCGAACGCCGCTCTGGCCGCGCTCGGCATCATTGTCCGCTGATAAAGGAGGTCTGAAATCATGGCTACCATGGACATTTTCAACAGTTCGGCCTTCAGCACGACATCTCTGTCGGGCATGGTCGAAAAAATGGATTACCAGCCGAGCCTTTTGGGTTCGCTGGGCATCTTCGAACCGACGCCGGTGCGCACCCGCAATATCTTTGTTGATCGCATTGACGGTGGGCTGACGCTCATTCCGACATCCGCAGATGGCGCTCCGCCTGATGTTCTGGACGGCGAAGATCGCGATGCGGTTTCGCTCAAAACCACTCGCCTTGCCAAGCGGTTCACGCTTTACGCGCACGAACTGGACGGCATTCGTGCCTTTGGTTCCGAAACCGAGCTGATGGCTGTTCAGCGTGAATATGGCCGACGCATGGCCCGCATTCGTGCGGACATGGAACTGACCCACGAGTTTCACCGCCTGGGCGCTTTGCAGGGCATCCTGCTGGACGCTGATGGATCGACTGTCATCTATGACTACTCGACCCAGTTTAACGAGAGCATCCCGGCTGCAACCAGCTTTGAATTGGATGTGACCACGACTGATGTGCATGGCGTCTGCAAAGACATCTCCCGCGGTATGGTGCGCTCGGGACGTGGATCTTTCACACCCGGCACCACCATCCATGCCTTGGCTGGCGACGACTTCTATGACGCTCTGATCTCGCATCCGAACGTCGAAAAGTTCTACCTCCAGCAGGTTGCAGCCAATGCACTGCGCGAGGCACAAGGCGCGATCTTCGAGAGCTTCCGCGTTGGTGGCATCACGTTCCACAACTACCGCGGCACTGACGATAATTCGACCGTCGCCATTCCTACGGCAGAGGCGAAGTTCTTCCCGGTCGGTGCGCGTGATGTGTTCAAGGTTGCTCAGGCACCGCTTGAAACGCTGGAATATGTTGGCACTCCCGGCCAGTCCGTCTACGCGATGAACGTGCCGGATCGTGACCGGAACATGTGGACCAAGGGCGAGTTGTACAGCTATCCGCTCTATATCTGCCAGCAACCGCGCACCCTGCGCAAAGGTACACTGACATGATGAAAGTCACAGTCGAAAACCCCACAAGCAAGAGCAAGGCCGTCCGGGTTCCGGGCGACCAACACGTCATCCTACCGGGCAAGAAAGCATCTTTGGATGTCGACTGGTCCGATGATCAGCGCGCAAAGTACGAGCGCGCCGGTCTGGTGATCAAGGATGCCAAAGCCAAGGCCGAAGCTGACGCGGACGCCAAAAAGTAGACGAGGTGGCCCTTCGGGGCCACTTCACACCCATCGGAGAACCATATGGCCTACGGCAGTATCATCGACGCACAAGCCCACTGGACGGCGAAAGGCTATGCTGGGACGCCCACGGACGCCCGGCTGGCGGTCGCAAGCGCGTTCGTTGATGGGCTGGGCTGGCGTATGGCTGGCAAGGTCGCTGTGAGCCGCTTTCCTGGCATCCCGACTGATCCCGATCAAGAAGAGCAATGGCCGCGTGTTGGCGCGTCTGACATTTACGGCAGGGATCTTGCATCCGATGCGGTTCCGGGCGTCATCCTGCGCGCGACATATGAGGCTGCATTTTACGAACTGACAAATCCGGGCGGACTGAACCAAGCCGTCCTATCTGACGAGCGCGTTGTGCGTGAGAAATTCGGATCGGTTGAGTTTCAGTATGCAGACGGGACAAAAGGGCCGATGGCGGGCTTGACCACATCGACGCCGATTATACCCGTGGTAATGTCCATGCTGGCACCAGTCATGGCGGGCGGATCGAACCCCTACGGCATCACAGGAATTGTCACGTGACCGCAGGAGCCAAGATCGCAGAACGCATCGCTAAAGGCCTGGCCCGCGCCGGACAGCGCACCGGCACCGGGCCGCTGATCTGCACCATCCGCCGCGAAGGCGAGGGCGGACCACAAACCCCAAGCGAAGTTGGCATTGTTCCTGATGCAGTGCCGCAGCTATTCCCCGTCACCGCAATCGAGGATATGCAGGACGTGCGGGACATGACGGGGATGCTGATCGGCGTCAAAAAACGCACCCTGACGATCAATGCCACGAGTGTTGCGCCGTTGAAATCGGACAGGATCGCAGTTGGTGTTGTGCCGGACGCGGTTACAGAGCAAACTGTGTTCGAAGAAATCCTTGCGGTCACGCCACTTTCCCCCGCGGGCACCGCGCTCCTCTATGAATTGAGCCTTGCCGTTTGAGCCTTTACCAAGCCTTCGCCTTTTGCTGGCACCTCAGCCGAGACGATACCGAGTCCGCTTGGATCGTCGCCAGCCTGCCGTCTGATTGTTTCGCAGCGTTTGACCGCATGATGCAGGCGGCATTTGTGCTGGGCATGGCAACCCGAGACTGAACCACCCCACACCACGAACCAACCAGCCCTGCTGTCAGCGGGGTCATTTGCATTGGAGGAACCACCGATGGCAAACAGAGCAGCAGGAAGTGAATTGCCCGCAGCCGATCTGTGCTTGCGCACCAATGCAGCGGGCGCTGTAGAACTTTATGTGAATGCGGATTGTAAAGAGTACCGCATCAGCGCGACTTCGGTTCACCTCCGCAAGATCGAAAGCCCAAGCTTCCTCGCCGCCGACATCGTCGCCCACATTGCCCGGCTAGGCTAATGGCCCGCCAACCCGTAGCCCAAACCCACCGCGTTCGTGAGGCTGTAGCCAAGCTGGAGCCAAGCATCCGCAAGGCCTTTGAGCGGGCGATACAGCAAGCCGCCGGTGCCGTGGATCAAGGGGCCTTGCTGGAACTGCTTGAGGCGGGCCAGATCGAACGCGCCGTGGAGCTGCTGCGTATCAACAGGGCGATGCTGTTCCCGCTGGACGAAGCGATCCGCGCCGGTTTTATCATCGGCGGCACAATGGTAGCCGCTGACCTTCCCCGTGGAATTTCCGGCCGCTTCGGTTTCGATGGACGGCATGTACGGGCCGAGGCGTGGGTGCGAGAGCATGTCGGCGACCTGATCCAAGGGATTGAGCGGGAAAGTATCGAGACGACGCGCCGTGTGATCCGTGAGGGCATCGAGGCGGGCCGGTCCAGCCGGTTTGTCGCGCGAGAAATCACAGGCCGCAAGGTCGGTACTCGCTGGGTAGGTGGCTATCTTGGCCTGAACAGCGACCAGACCGATCAGGTATTGCGCGCTCGGTCAATCCTGTCGGACCCTGAGCAGATCCGCAGCTATTTCACCAAGGACGCCAAGACGGGCCGGATGAAACCACGCTACAAGCTGAGCGATAGACGTTTCGACGCCCGGATCAAGAAGGCCATTGCCGAAGGCCGGACGCTGAGCGGCAAAGACCTTGACGACGTGATCGAGGCGCACCGATCTAAGGCGCTTGGGTATCGGGGCAGGGTGATCGCCAAGGATCAGGCCCACACCGCTTTGGCAGAGGGCCGGATGGAAGGCTATCGCCAGATGCTTGACCGCCCAGAAGTTGAGACAGTGACGAAAAGATGGGTTCACGGCCTGTCCGAGAATGCCCGCCTTGATCATGCTGCGATGAACGGCACCGTGATCGACTTCAACGAGGACTTCGAGATGGCAGACGGCACCCGCATGAGCCAGCCGCACGATCCGAGAGGCGGTGCCAAGCATTCCTTGGGCTGTAAGTGCACATGTTTCTTCCGCGTCAGATTTCGGAGATAAGCCATGGTCACCAAGAGCTTCAGCGCGCAACTTGACGACATCGCGGACCTGACGCTGCGTGACATGCGCTATGTCGCCAGCGAGAGTATCCAGGACGTTGCCGAGCAGATGCAGACCCCACAGCGCGGCGTCACAAAAGGCGGCACGTTCGAGGTCGGCAAGATCCCCGTGGCCGAATCCGATTTGATCAACAGCTTGTCGGTCGATGGCGGGGCAGAGGGCGAGGATGCCTATGTCCTTGCGCTTGCTGGTTATGAGTTGGGCGACAACATGACGTTTGCCTATTCCGCTGAACATGCACTGCCAATGGAGACAGGCTTCACCATCGAGCTGGCAGACGGGGGCGAGGTGAATGTTCCCGGTCGGCATTTTATGGGCAAGGCAGCAGCCCGCTTCCCTGAGTTCGTCAAGGCCCGTGCCGCCGAGGTCCGCAGGTGATCACCGATACCGATATTTTCAAAGCGTTCGAGCAAAAACTCCTGACATTTACGCCCGCGCTCACAATCGGATGGCCGAACAAGGACGTGCCAGCCGGAACGCCACATCCGTTCCTGATCTTCGACCACGTGCCAGTGAGCCGCGTTGACAACACGCTGACCGGTGGTGGTGAATTCGTGCGGGGGTTCGCGCAGATCACGGTCATGGCGAAGCCGGGTGAGTTTGCAACCAGGGCCAACCGCCTCGCCGATCAGATCGCCGCGCTGTTCCCGTACACGCTGCGTCTGCCGGTGACCGGTGGCGAGATCACCATCAGCCAGCCGCCGGAAGTGCAGCAAGGCTACCCAGACGGGGCGCATTGGCGCGTTCCGGTCAAGATCCCGTACTTCGCCATTTAACCATAGGAGGCCGATATGGCTAACAAAGACACCGCTACGGCGGCTCAAAAAGCATTGCAAAAAGGCAACGATCTGATCACTGGAGCAACCGTCGCGCCGATCACATTGGGCAATATCACAACACCCGCGATGACGTTCAAAGGCGACGTGCCGAGGGTAGGCAGCAGGATCACTGCGCGCATCCAGGACGGCAAAAAATATTCGGGCATTGTTGCCACGGCTGACGTAGCTGACGGCACTGTCACGGTCACATTCAAGGACGGGATGAAACCCGCCTGAGCAATAGCGGCCTTCCCGGCGGGTCGCTCCCTTTTTGGGATGTGCCGGGATCATCCCAAAAACTGAAAGGAGCCTCTCATGGCTTTGCAATCATCCGTTGGCATCAAAGTTGGCGTTAGCGCCACCCTGCCCACAACTCACGACGATACCGCAGTCACTGGCTTCCCCAGCATGACCTACATCAATTGCGGCAAGCTAAACACACCGCCGCCCATGACCGGCACGAAAGACGTTGCAACCTTCGAGAACCTGTCCACAGGCGAAGAAGAAAAGCTGCTGGATATTCTGCGCGCTGGCAATGGTGAGATGACCTTTGGCTACGATGAGGCCGACACCGGCCAAACCGCACTGCAAACAGCCGCAGACGCAACCACGGACGCAGCCTCAAAGGTTGCGCTGGAATTTACGCTGGCCAACGGCACCGTCTATTACCGCCTCGCGTTGATCACGTCCTACACGCCATCTGGCTCAATTGGGAACGTGCTGACGGCAGCGGTAAACGCCGAGTTCTACAAGCGTCACGTCAAAGTGGCTGCTGTGTAATCCACTTCGGTGGCTAGGGGCTGGCGTGATGTGGTTCGCCACGTCGGCCCCGATCTTGAACCAGAACCAAGGATTAAAAACATGGATTTCTCCAAACTGACGGGTCAGCCCGCAACCATCGACGAGAGCCTTGAGGCGTTCGAGTTCAAGCCAGAGGGCTATGAGAACGGCATGGGCAAGCCCCTTTCGATCACAATGCACCCCGGTTCCGGGACGCGGTTCAAGCGGGCTGTGCGCAAGATGCACATCAAGATGACGCGCGCGAATAATGAGCCGGACACCAGCGACGATCTGAGCGAAGAGGAGCTCGAGGCCGAACTGCGTCAGCAGGACAGCCGCACCTGTGAACTGCTTGCCCGCCTTTGCGACGGCTGGAACATGACGGACGGTGAAAAATCTCTGGAGTGCACCGTCGACAACGCAACCGAACTGTTCATCCAAGTTGAACCTTTGCGCGTCTTGGCGGACAAGGAAATTTCCGAACGGGGAAACGGATCGAAGGCGAAAAAGAGCGCCTGATACTCTGGTCTAAGCAACTGGCTTGGCTCCAATGCTCCGACACCGAAAAGGGTGGGGATCGTTGGGGCCAGCTTGAACGCGGGATGCACATTATCCCGGAACGCGGCGATCTACCCGATGCGCACTACATCTTGCGACGTGTGGGCATGACGACCAGTAACGGAATGGGCGTCGGGCCGATCGCGGCGGGGCCTATCGTCGAGTTTCTCGCAGCGACAGGCAGATCTGCGTCACCCTACGAGATCGACGCAGCCTTGCTCGCATCGGGGGCATACTTCGATGAGCACCAACGGTCGGACGGCAAAAGCACCGATGCGCCGTGGGATTGGCCGAAGTCGCAACGTGATCTTGAGGTATTCGGGAAAGCGCAGGAGCGGGTGATTAGGGCTCTGATGGGGGAATGATTGAATGAGGGGAATGCAAATGAACATTGAGCCGCTACCAAAAAGGGATTGGACAATCACGTTTAAAGGCGGCCGATTGGTTTTGACAGCCAATCACAACGCTGATGCCAATTCTCTTCACCACACCATATTTGAACTGACGGGATCAGACCCGGCGGATAATCTGGTCGGTATCGAGGATCTGGAAGGCGTCGTGTTTGCTGCCCACGAAGTTGACGTGCCTCCCGTCGCTTAGGGTTGCATCCTTAACCCCCGCAACTTCCACTGCAGGACCACTTAACGGACGAAAGGTGCTAAACCTCTGCCAGATCACAACCGTATATTCATCACCATTTTCGCCTTGGCAATTTAACCGTTCAATTTCTCGGCGCATGGTGGTTCTCCCAAAATTCTGATCCTCCGCGAGAATCGTGCAGGCGGTCAAGGATGGTTGGTGGATCAGGCGCTTACTGCGTTGATAGGGAGTAGGTTAGGCAGGTTCTTCATTGGGAAGTGCAGACGCAATTCGCGCTGGGAGCTCGTAGGAGTATACCAAAAACAAGCGGGTGAAATCGCGGCCGCGCTCAACGTCGTCAACAGATGGAGGCTCTTCGTCGTGAGCCCCTTCGTTACCAAGGAATTTCACGGTGTCTAAAAGCCTGATTAACGTGTCTGGGACCGCTTCTTCCTTCTGAAGTGCGCGTATGCGCGAATTGAGCATCCCTTTCCCTTCAGGGTTTAAATCCCGAACCGTAAGCTCGACGGTTTTTCGAAACATGATTGCTGAGCTCATCAATCGGCCGTCCACGAAGTTTGCCTCAGCTTCGGAGAAGGTCTGCTGAATTTGAGGAGGTAAATTACCGATGACATCGAGAGTTGGCACCGAAGGCGCGGAACTGAGGATCCTAAAAGAATCGGAGAATGTTTCACCCGATCGGCCAGCTGCATTACCAATAGGGTCGTTGCCCCTTTTTTCGATATATAAAATAATTCCGCGATTACACACTGGACAAGTGGCGAATAGATTTCCTACGCCGCCGTCTATCGACACGACTGAGTGGGTTGTGAGACCGACATTTTTGGTTAAGCAGCCCACGTGCGGGCAATTGAAAGGGACAGTACCCATGCCTCATAATCCTCAAATTGCAGTACTGAATTCGACAATTCGAGCATCCAGCGATTCCGTAAATCTAACACGCCTACTGTTGTCGCACTACGGTCACCTCGGATATGCTGAGAAGGACCAATTTACCATGGCGCTGATCATGGAGCTCGGCACTCGCGAAGCTATTGCGAGAACGGCTTCAATTAACGCTGATTTGCTGGATAAGGGCGATCCCTAGCCGCCTTGTGCATCCCCCAAGGGGGGGGCTCAACACACACTGAAACAATTTCACCCACTGCATCTTGTGCCAGTTGGTGATCACAAGCAGTATCTGGTGGATATCATAAGCGTCTATCACAGACGTCACATTAAAATGTGCGGCCCGTTGACAGAAGTAAACAAAATATTAGATAAGGGCGCATAGGATGAGTCGATCAAGACACCCTAATAAGGACATCGAAGCGGCAGTTTCCTACGCTGAAAAATGCGGATGGAGATATGTCGATGCCGGTAAGAGCGCACATCCTTGGTGCAAGCTTTACTGTCAATTCGCTGACCGAGAAGGGTGCAAGATTACGGTTTATTCTACGCCAAGGAATGCGCACAACCATGCAGCGACGATCATGAAGGCTGTAAACCGGTGCTCGCATATAGTCGACAACGAAGGGGGCTAACATGACTGTTTTTGATTTCACATTTGTCGTTGAGGCTGATCTTGACGATGAGGCTTTTGAGGACCGTTTTTTTGAAGCTGGCTGTGACGATGCCACGTATATGATTATGCGCGGCAACGGCCATTTGTGCTTTGACCGTGAGGCGGAAACTTACAAAGAGGCGGTTCTCTCTGCGTATGAGGAAATCGTCAGCACAGGAACTCCGATTGTTCGTTTCGAGCCTGACTTCTTGGTGAGTGCCGCCGAAATTGCCACACGATCAAAGATGACCAAGCAGGCAATTGGCTTGTTCAGTAAGGGTGAGCGACGCGACGGATTTCCTGCACCGACTGCTCGGGTAAATTCAGCCAGTCCCCTTTGGGATTGGGTTCAAGTTTCGCGCTGGATGTATGACCATGACAAGGTAGGCTATGAAGTCTACTGCGATGCTTTGATTTCTCGCGTTATCAACGTCGGCTCCCAATTCAACAATCTGGCCGGTCAGAACAAGGTTAACCTCCGCGAGATGCTTGACGCTTAACCGCCTTGGGTATCCCTTCGGGGGTGTCTATTGCTTGATGGTGTACTTAATCTGCATCTCGGAGAGTTCAGGGATTGCTGCATAGGTTTGAAACCCGAAGCCTTCGATGTAGGTAAAACCCGATGTTAAAAAGGTTTCGCCATCATAGAGGCGGTAGTTGAGCTTTCCGCTTTCACACGTCGCCGCTCCTACAATATGCGCGTTGCTGCCTTTGCGTGTATACGACCAGTCTTCTATTTTACATTCACCGGTCACGTCGCCAGCGACTGCAAGTGTGACGGCTGCGATTTGAGGCGGCAGGGCGTCATAGCATTCAAGTCGTGCATCTTCATCAGCCTGCATCTCAAAGCAGGCTCGATATGCCTTCGACAATTTCAGCGTTGCTTCTGCCACATCTGCGGATGATTGGGCAGGGATAAGGCTCATAGCCGCCCCCGCAAGCGCAATAATTCTAATTATCTCAAATCTCCCAAATGAACCGCTGCCACGCTAGGCCAGCGACCTTTTGCGTTCAAGGAATTCCTTCATGACCAATGCCGTCAACTATGCCTCCCTCGTTTTGGGGGCCGAAACATCTGGGTTGCTCAAAGGCAAGAAAGCCCTTGAAGAAACCACCCGCGCAGGGGCCAATACTGACAAGGCAATCAGCGGACTAGACGGGCGTTTCAAGAAGACTGGCGACAGCGCAGGGGCAGCGGCCCCAAAGGTTGAGCGGTTTTCGCAGGCTACTGACGCAACTCGTTCTGTGGCCCTTATGGCAACGCGGGCGCTTACGGGCATGGCTGCGGGTTATGCCTCATTCGCTGCGGCGGGCGCGGCGATCAACATGGCGCGGGGCTTCAACGCGGCTCTTGCTGAAACATCTACGTTGATTGAAGGAACGCCGGAACAGCTTGACGCCCTGACTGAGGCATCCCGTTCAATGGCGCGTGAGTTTGGCGGGTCCGCGACGGATCAAGTAAAAGCGTTCTACCAGGCAATCAGCGCGGGCGCGGACGGTGTTGAGGGTGCGACCCAACTGCTTGACCAAGCGAACAAGCTGGCAATCGGCGGCATCACAGACGTAACCACAGGCGTTGACGCCCTAACCACCGCAATGAACGCATATGGCCCTGACGTGCTGTCAGCGGCAGAGGCATCCGACGCGATGTTTGTCGCAATGCGGGCGGGCAAAACCACTATTGGCGAATTGTCAGGCAGCTTAGGGCAGATCGTGCCAATCGCATCATCTGCGGGCGTTTCCTTTGACGAGGTGACGGCGGGCATCGCAGCGCTTACGACGCAGGGTCTTAGCACCGCGTCAGCCACAACCGGTCTGCGTCAAGTGCTTGCGTCTGTGATAGCCCCCACCAAGCAGGCGACCGATGCCGCTACCGCTCTGGGTGTTTCGTTTGACGTTCAGGCGCTGAAATCCAAAGGGCTTGCCGAGTTCCTTGACGATGTGATCACTAAGACCGGCGGCAACGAAGCCGCTATGGCACAGCTATTCGGTTCTGTTGAAGCCTTGGGTGCTGCGCTTGCTTTTGCAGGCGGCGCAGGCGGGACGTTTACGGATATTCTCGCTGATATGGAGGTTAAGGCAGGCGCGACCGATGCCGCCTATCTCAAAATGTCGGAAAGCCTCGACCAGAGGTGGAACAAGCTAGCAGCGGCGGCAACTGATATTGCTCTTGGTTTTGGCAATGCTCTGCTGGCTGTTGTTGTCCCCGCCATGGAAGGCATTGCGGCGGCGTCGGTTGCTGTCGGTCAAAATCTTGACCTTGTGCTTGTATCGTTGAGTGCCCTTGCCGCCACGCAAATACCCGCAGCGGTCGCGGGGCTGGTGACGCTCACGGCAGGCATGTCCGCGTCTGCCGTTGCAACTGGCGTGTTTACGACTGCCGTTAATATCGCCCGTGGCGCTGTTATCGCTTTGGGTGGCCCCCTTGGCGTGGTGTGGGGCATCCTTGGCGCTGGTGCAGCTGCTTGGGCTGTGTGGGGCAAGGGTGCGGGCGAGGGCGAGACTGCGGCTTACGATGCGGCGGCTGGCACATCTGCCTTGCTGGGTCAGCTTGACGAGTTCTACAAAACGACAGCGCCCAATGCAGCGGCCAAAGCCATCGACATGGCGAACGCCAACTATAAATTGGCCGCGTCTGCTTTCGAGGCTGCAAAAGGCGAGTTGGCTAAACGCCGCGCAATGCTAGACATGGCCGCGTCCTCTGGTGCGAATGGCACCTCTGGCTCAATTCGAGACATGGGTTCGTCTGCCACATATGAGGCCCCAAAATATCAAGCCGCTTTGGCGAAAATGGAAGCGGCAGAATCTGCGCTTGAACAGGCTATGCGTGATCGGAAGGTTACGGCCAACGCTGTGACCGGAAGCGTTTCGGAGGTCATGTCCGCAACAGTAGCGGCAAGCCAGTCAACAAACGACCATTCTGTAACGCTGGATATCAATAGTGGCAGTCTTGGCAAAAACGCTAAGGCCGCAGGCGGGGCTTCTAAGGCACTAAAGGACTCTGCGAAGTCCGCCAAAGACATGGCCGACGAAATCGAGCGCCTAGAGTTCGACGCTGACCCGCTCAAGAAGTACAACGCCGAGCTTGCCGATCTGGACAAGCTGGTTGCCGCTGGCCTGTCAGATGGCGCGTATCGCAAGGCCGTCGACGAACTGAACGATAGTCTCGCGTCCGGCATCCCGATGGTCGACGATTTGGCAAATGCTTTTGGCGATTGGGCCGCGTCTGGCCTGACTGACTTCAAGAGCTTCACCAAGTCGATCCTTTCCAGCTTCACGGGGATGATCAGTCAGATGATCGCCACGGCTGCTCGTAATCGAATTCTCATCGGCTTAGGCTTCTCTGGTGGCGGGGTTGCAGGCGCAGCAGCAGCCGGAACGCCGGGTGGTGGTGTCCTAGGGTCACTAACTGGAGGCGGAGGTATCCTTGGATCTCTCAGCGGTTCGGGCGGCATCCTCGGCAGTATTGCGTCGAAGGGCATCTTTGGCGCGTCCGGCATTTTTGGGTCCATCGGGTCCAGTCTTGGCACCAGCCTGGGTGGCATCCTCGGCGGGTCCGGGTCTGCGCTGGCCACATCGTTGGGCGGCATCGGCGCATCCATTGGTGCAATCGTGCCTGTCTTGGGTATTGCGGCTGCAGCGTTCAGCTTTTTCCGCACCAAGACAAAAGAGCTGGATTCTGGCCTGCGAATCACGACGACAGGTATGGAAAGCCTGATCCAGTCGTTCAGCACGGTTGAAAAGAAGAAGTTCTGGGGCCTGTCGAAGAAGGTCCGTACCAGCTTTAGCGATCTGGACGAGGCGGCAGCGGCACCGCTTGAGCGCATCATCACAGATCTGCAAATGGGCGTCGTCGGCGCGACCAAGGCGCTTGGCATCGGTGCGAGCGTGTTTGACGACTTCACATCTTTGATCACGGTCAGCACCAAAGGCATGTCTGACGCTGACGCACAAAAGGCCGTCGAAGAGGCCCTGCAGGGGTTCGGTGATGACTTCGCCGGCATGGTTCCGGGTCTGGAAGCGCTGCAACAGGAAGGCGAGGGTGCATATGACGCGCTGACCCGGCTTTCCACGTCTCTTGGGGCGGCAAACGCTGTCTTGGATACCCTCGGGGCCGCGCTGTACGAGATCAGCTTGTCCGGGGCCGCTGCTGCGTCCTCTCTGGTGCTGGCCTTCGGCGGGCTTGAAGCGTTCAACGCGGCAACGACAGCGTATTATGCCGGGTTCTACACCGAGCAAGAGCGTATCGAAACAGCAACCCAGCTGGTCACTGAGGCGCTGGCCGATTTGGGGCAGGTGTTGCCCGAGACGCGGGCCCAGTTCCGCGCGATTGTCGAAGCGCAGGATCTCAGCACTGAAAGCGGGCGGAAGATGTTCGCGTCGCTGGTCGGTTTGGCTGGCCAGTTGGATCTTGTGCTGCCTGCAATGGATAGCCTGGCCGACAAGCTGGGCGCGCTGACATCGGCTGCGGTGGACGCTGCCCTCGGCCCGATCAATGACCAGATCACGGCATCAAACTCGGCGGCGACACAGGCGCGGCAGTCGGCGGATGAATTTTTCCGGTTGGCTGACAGCTTGAGGGGTGCAGCGGATGGCATTGGTGGCGTGAGCAATGCTGCTGATGCAGCCGCAGCAGGGCGGAGCTTTGCAGCGCAATTCCGGGCTGCGATCAGCGGCGACGTGGCCGCGCTTGGCGGTTTGGGTGCAGCGGGCACAAGTGCGGCACAGAACGGGGCCCGCTTTGCCTCCACCCAAGAAGACGCCCGGTTCCTTGAGGCCCAGATCGCCACCCAGCTCAATCAGGCGGCGTCTGTGGCCGAAGCTCTTGGGCTTGGCGCGGACTATCAGGCGATGCTTTTCGACGTGCAGACGGCGGCGCTTGAGGTCATTCGCGATGGTCTGGCGCAGGGCAATATCACTCAGGACATCCTGCGCGAGCAAATCGGCCTTCTCGAAAACATCGGCCAGCAGATCGCAGACGGTGCCAATCTTCAGGTCGTCTCGGGCAGGGACGAGACGGGTCGGGTGGTCGCAGGGCTTGTCGACAACGGCGGAAGGGTGGTTGCAGGTCTGTCTGATCACGGTGCGCTCTACATTTCCGCGGTCGGTGCTGCAAGCGTGAGAACAGCTGATCTTGTGAATGCAGTTCTGCGCAGCAGTGCCGGCGTTACGGTTGATGCAATCGTGCAATCGCTTGCCGGTGTGGCGTCTGACGAGGTGCTTGCTCGCGTCATCGCCTCGGTCGACCAGAACCGTGATGGGCTTGTCTCGCAGATGGAAATTGACGCATCGCGCTTGTCGCAGGGGCTGAACCAGCTGGGATCTGGCCTGTCTATCGATATCTTCCGGGCGCTGGATGGAAACGCTGACAGCATCATCTCGGCGGAAGAGATCAGCCGTGCGGCACTTATCGCGGCCAACAGCGCTGCATCCAATGCGATTTCGGCCAGTGTCGCGCAGAGCGGCACGGTCACGGCCAACACGTTGCGATCATCCCTCGCTGGAAAGGCGTCCGATGATGTACTGCGGGCGGTAATTCTGGCGGTCGATGCCAATGGCGATGGCCTGATCACCGCACAAGAAACAGCGGCAGCACAGACTGTATCGGGCATTTCGTCAGCTTCGCTTTCCCAGATCCAGAGCGACGTAGCGGCAGCAACCCGCGTGTCGAATGCTATCGCTCAGCAGTCGAACCTGATTTCGTCTTTGACGGCGCAGCAGATCGCGGCGGTTGATGCAAATGGTGATGGCATTGTGAGCGCCCAAGAAGCTCAGACTGCCTCGATCGTCAGCGCGTACCAAAGCACGGTGGCCGCGCTCGCATCTGCGATTGATCGCAATGGCGCGATGACCACAGCTCAAATCCGTACCTCGCTGGCAGGCAAGGCCTCGGACGCGGCTATCAGCGCGGTGATCAGTGCCGTGGATCGGAACAAAGACGGGATCGTGAGCGCCGAAGAGATTGCGGCCGCGCGCACGCTCTCTGGCCTATCGAGCAACACCGCAGCGCAGTTGCAGGCTTTGACCCAGCAGAGCTTGGTGTTCGGGAATGCGATCACTGGCCAGACTGGCAGTATCACTGGCACGCAGGGGCTGACCAACGATGAACTTGGCAAGGTTCAGGATCTGCAAGGCCAGACTGTCAGCATTACCGAACTGGTGAAACGCGCCGTGGCCGGGAGTGAAACGCTGAACGAGGCCTTGCTGAACCGGCTTTCCGACGGGATCACAGTGGCCGGCGTGCCGTCCATGGTTTCTGGACTGAACAACATCAGCAACCTGATGGCGCGGATTGTTTCTGCGCAAGAGGCGGCGCTTGCGGCGGCTGAGGCCGAGGCCAACCGGCAGCAGGCGCTGACCAAGGCACAGGCGCAACTGGAATCCACATTCACGGCGCAGCAAGCTGCGATCGGTGAGGTGTCGTCAGCGTCTGCTGCGATTTACGGGCTGGCATCGCAGTTTGGCGTCTACGTGAACGCTAAGTCTGGCGCGGTCGATCTGTCGCAGTCAGCGAAATTCGGGGTGAGCGATCAAGGTCTGTTCGAAGCGCAGTACGGGCAGATTTCGTCAACGGGCGGCAGCAACGTATCCGGCTTCAAAAACACCTTCTATCAGGATGGTGGTCTTTACAGCCAGACCTACGGGCGCGCGGGCGAGCTTCGCAATCTTGCGGCAGACCTGGCAGCGCGGCGGCAGGCCATTATCGACCTGGGCGGTATCCCCTCCTATTCGGTGGGCACCGACTTCCACCCCGGCGGGCTGGCTTATGTCCACAAGGACGAAATGATCAACCTTCCGCGTGGTTCCAGCGTCAGCACCACATCGCAGACCAGCAAGATGCTCGATAACAGCGCGGTGGTCGAAGAGCTGCGCGCGCTGCGTGAAGAGGTGGCCCGCCTGCGTTCCGAGAACAACCAAGGACACCAGAACACGGGTAGCGAAGTCGCGCGGGGCACCAAGCCTTTGCGCGAAGTGACCGCGACCGGTTCCCTCCCAGTAAAGGTAATCTCATGAGCGCGCGCATCATCATCCCACTGACGATCACGGACGCCAATCTGATCGAGGGCGGCACTACAATCGCAGAGGATGATGCCCCGTTTTGGGATATCGGGACTGAATACGCTGAGAATGACACCGTGATCCGCAATCACGTCATCTATATCAGCCTCATTGCGGCAAACACCGGCAATGACCCCGCGACCGATGACGGCACCAACTGGTTCAAGGGCCTCGCCACAAACCGATGGAAGGCCTTCGATGGCTACCTGCAGGACGCTGCGATGCAGGCTGACAGCATGGCGTGGCAGATCGAGACAGCGGATCTGATCAATGGTGTGGCCCTGCTGGCACTGGAAGCGGCAACGGTGCGGGTCGTGCTGGATAGCGATGACGATGGCGTCGTCTATGACCAGACATTCGAGATGGCTGACGAGAGCCATATCACCGATTACGATCTCTGGTTCTTTGCACCCCAGATCCGGGCCATTGATTTTGCCGTGACAGATCTGCCGCCCTATCCCGGCACCCTCACGGTTACGGTGGCCGATGCGGGCGATACCGTGAAGCTAGGCCAGCTTTCGCTTGGGTCTGAAATCGACCTCGGCATCACGCTGAACGGCTTCGACCAGGATTTGGAAATCTTCTCGGACAAGGGACCGGACCAGTTCGGGCGGGTATCTGCGGTCAAGCGGGCGTCGTCGGACATCCTGGAGCCGCGCGTCAAGATCCTGACGGCCCGCGTCCCGTACCTGCGCAGCATTCTAAAGAAGCGCGAGGCGCTGCCAACAGTCTACCTTTTCGACGGCCCGACGCGGGACAACGAATACATCGCTTTCGGTGACTTCGAGCGCCTGCGCACCAACACGGCTTACGGCCTTTATTCAGACATGACGATCACAATCAGGGAGTTCGTATAATGAGCGATCCAAAATTTACCGACCCGCCGGAAACGCCAGTTCGCGGCAGCGCTTCGTTTTCTTCGCAGGTGGCGTCCTTTCTGGCCTGGCTGACGCTCTATGTCGGGCAGCTGCGCACCACAGTTTCGTGGATCCGTTCGCGGGTTACTGACGTCACCAACAGCACCACGTCCGCAGCCACATCTCAGGCAGGGGCGCTGGCTGCAAAGATTGGGGCCGAAGCTGCGCGCGATGATGCCCTGTCGGCGTCTGACGCCCCTCTCTGGACGGACAAGACCTATGCGGTCGGCAATGCGGTGATCAGCCCTCTCGATTTCAAAATCTACCGCGACAAGACGGGGGGCGTTTCCGCGATTGATCCATCGCTTGACCGGGTTCGCTGGGCGTCGATCGAGGTGGCAACGCTGGCCTCTATCGCGCAGGTCAAAGGCCTCACAATGGTTGACGGCTGTATTGATACGTCACCTAACCCGCCGCTTGCGGTGCAGCGCCGCACAAGATGGTTCGCTGAGCTTGGCCCCCTGCCTGCTCGAAAAGTTATTATCGCAACTTTGAGTGAAGTAACGATCTACAACGGAGACGATCCTTCTTGCCCTGATTGGGCCACTTTTCCCATCGGTTCGGGTGTGCAAGGCAGCCGTTGGCAGAGAACTGCAAACAACTCTGGCGTTAAGATGGTCAACGGCGTGATGACTGTTGCTCGCGCCGATGGGTCAGACGGTCTTTTGATCGTGAATTTTGGTCGAGGCGTCGGAAAACGGGTCCGTAACTCTGCTCAATCGGGAACGACGACATCCCAAGAGTGGGACATAACTACACGGGCCAGCGCAAACCCTCCATATACAAATACGTACACGACCCCTGAAATCATCAACAGTGTCGTAAAATCCGTAGCCATGCACGTTCCTGCCGACGCGCCAATCGACCCACAAACGGGGATGCAAATACCGACAATCGCGGTGGGAACAGTTGGTGGGGTAACTATTATCCACGGCGACGAAACAGTAACACACAGTCTTTCCACGCTGGGAATTGCGAACGTGGTTTTCGATGCTGATGGTGGGCTTTACGCCAGCCGCGACAACTTCGGGTCGCATATGATCTACGCTTCAGCGGAGGATTACAAATCCGGGGGGTTCGGTGTGGCTGTCGGTCTAAATACCGCCACGCCATCCGCTGTCGCCATGCTGGCAGGGGCTATCCGAACCAATGCCCTTGCGGTCGGGCCGGATCACGTCGCCTTGGCGGGGCGCGACGCGTCTCAAAGCTCGCGATACGGCTTGATGCTTATGGCTCCCGTAAAGCATGATTTTGGGGCCAGCATGACGGCTTTCATCACGTCGAAATACAACACCGGATGGATGCCAAAGGGGATTATCGGGGCATACCTTAGCAGCACGGACGCAACGTCTCTGGTGGGCGAGGAGTTCATAAGCGGAACAAGTCACCCCTTGGACGGCTCTTACGTGGTGCGGGGCACTCTGGCCGATGCCGGTGGTGGCTATTGGACAGTAGCAGGTAATGACCCATCTAACCCCGCCGTTATAGCGTCTGCCGACGGAAAACTGGTAATCGGCCAAGAGTATGAGGTGATACTGGAGGTATCTGCGGCGAGTGGCGGGACCGTCTCACTATACCAATCCTTAACCGAGAACTCAGGCCTTTCGCTGCCTGCCATGTTTTCTGGTCTGGGGGTCGGGATCTACAAGACCACCTTTACCGCCAGTCGGGACACCCTAACCTTAGTTGCGGGCGGTAACGGTACAAGCGTCACGCTTAAAGTCTCACTGCGTCGCGCCGAGTTTGATAGGTACCTTGGCACCAAAAGCCTTACTGTTAAGGGTACAATACAAAGATCGCCCGTGGCTACTGGCGCTGAACTGACAAGATATCACGGGGGGTTTGACGCGACTAACCACCTCCACGGATTCATTGAAGACTTCAACGAAAAGTCTTTCTACCTTGCGATGTGGTTCTTAGGTTACGGCGGTTCCAAGCTTCTAATGGGTACTGGCGACCTGGGCACTCTCTCGAAAGGGCGAGCCCTATATATCAACGGCGCGGGGATGCTGGTGGCTTCGGGTTGGTCTAATGACGTTAGCTCGGAAATGATCGTTCTTGGTGGGCAGTGGCATCTTGGCGTTGCTCAGTGGGAATATCTCGGCGGCACCGATTACAATGTCTCTATCGCTGTTGATGGTAAAATCAGGGGGGCTGGATCAAAGTCTCTGCTCAATTTCACGGATAAAGAGTTGCGCATCGGATATCACCCGACGCCGCCGTCGAACGGCACAGGCTGCGAAATGGCCTTGGCGCGGGTGGGACTAGGAACCATCCCCCCCGAACAGATCGCAAAGATGTATCGGGATGAATTGCCGCTTTTCCAGCCAAACAGCAAAGCGGCGCTACACGGCGCGTCTGACGGGGTGAACGCTGTAGGGCACGACCAGAAAACAGGGCTGCTACACGCGGGCACCTCCGCAGGCCGGTCTGATTTCTCCGGCCTTGTTCGCGTCGGGCAAACCGATACCCCAATCACCACAAACATCGTCGCGCATGACGGCATGATTTTGGAGGCTTGATATGGCAAAATTTCAAGATTTAACTGGTGCTAATTTTGGAAGACTTACTGTAATTTCTTACCGCGGTAAAAACAGAAATGGCAAATCGGTGTGGCTGTGCCATTGCAGCTGCGGCAATGCTACTAGCGCAGAGATTAGTCAATTAAATGCAGGCAAAGTGACTTCTTGTGGCTGTCTTGCAAGGGACTTGGCTAAGTCGAGAACTGCTAAGGTTATGAAGTCACACGGGCATTCTGCCAAGGGTATACGCTCCCCAGAGTACAATGCTTGGCGACACATGAACCAAAGATGTTCGAACCCCGACTATAAGCAATGGAAAGACTATGGAGGGCGGGGGATATCGGTATGTCCTGAATGGAGAGAAAGCTTCGAGGCTTTCCTTGATGACGTAGGCCCAAGACCGTCACCGGAACTGACCTTAGACCGGATACAGAACGATGGGAACTACGAACCCGGAAATGTCAGGTGGGCCGATAGAACCATACAGTCCCAAAACCGTAGAAATTACAAAGGTAAATAATATGGTCGCACGCATAACGCAGCCCGCAATCAATTTGCGCGAGATCCTCACGAAGCTTGCGCAACCGCCAAAGCCTTTCCTGGCACCGCGCAAACAATATCCCGCCGATGGGGTGCAGAAAGATTTCAAGCTGCCTTTCGGGTTCAAGGCATATGCTGTCGATTCTGCAGGGTTGATCCGCGTCGAGGGCGAGCTCGAGGAATTTACCCAGAAATTTGACGGCTTCAACTGGATCGTTTCGTTTGCACAAGCGCCGGCCAATGGTGCGATCGTCGGCATCTGGCCGGTGGGGGTTTAAACATGGGTATTCTCGAGGATCTCAAGCTCGACAAAGGGCAGCGGCCGATGAATGCCGGGCAGTTTCAACGCCGGGTGCTGGCCTATAACGAAAACATCTGGCCGCAGGCTTTGCGCGAGCAATACACCGATGCTTTCGAGCTCTGGAAAGATGAAATGCGCCCGATCTTGGCCGAGGCTGAGGCGAACTATGCTTTCAATCACAAGCTCGCGGCCTACCAGGCGTCGCGCGCGCGTCTGGCGCGGTATCGCCTTGCCGCTGGCCGTCCGGAAATCACCGACATGATCGACACTGGCAAGATCAATCCCGATGGCTCGCCCTATCTCGAAAGTGTCGTTGTGCAACCCGCGATCGAGCCGCTGCCGGCGTTGATCGAGACGATCAATGAAGCGGGGCAAACCGTTGTTTCGCCCAATCCCGCGATCGTGCAAGACGATGCCGAGCGCGCAGCGGCGCAGGCGGTGATCGACGCCACGCCGGCCGATGTGGTGGAATTTTACGAGGGCTTGTAATGAGTGCTTATACGGCCGCCTCGGATTGGTATGCCCATGATGTCGGGATCCTGCACCGCGTCACAAAGCCGCTAGCCTGGTGGGTCGGCAGCCCGATCACCGGCGCGCTCTATGTCGTGCCGGTCGGGGCTCAATTCGATGTCTCGGTGCCTCTGGGGCTGCGGTGGATCTGCAACCCGATGGATCCGCGGTACTTCAAGGCGGCCGCGTTGCATGATCACTTTCTGTCGATCGGCTGGGATCGGTTCACGGCCGGCGCGCAGTTTCACCAGGCGTTGAAAGCTGACGGCGTTCCAAAGTTGCGGCGGGCGCTTATGGCCCTGGCCGTGCTGTTTTTCAAATATCAATAAAGGCGGCGCTTTCGGGTAGTCGAATGGTGAGCAGTGAGCGAGCAAAAGCCCGCATCGAGCCTTGATGCGTATCGAATTAGCCAGCTCGAGCATTCCGTCTCGAGCTTGCGTGAAGCCAACACAATCCTTGCGGCCGAGTGGCGCGAAGAAAGCCGCGCGCTGCACCAGGAAATCACCGACATGAAATCCGCCGAGGCCGCGAAAGAGCGCCAACTGCTCTTGGTGGGCATAACGACTTTGGGCGGAATCGTGA